AATTAATTGACCTTTTACTGAAAATATTTTATCGTATACAGCAGCCGACATTTTTTGCGTAGATGTACCACCGCTTGTAAGACTTTCTATTTCACCTGCAGAACCGTTATTTGCTGTTATATAAAGTAAATCTCCATGTGCTGCTAATCCTTTTATTTGATAACCTGCAGTTAATCCTTCTGAAACTGTACTCCAGTTGTCTCCACCATCGTCTGATTTGTATAACGTTTCATCATCTGATACATATATTCTTGTTCCAACTACTGCCATGTGACTTACCGCAGATGTTAAAGTTTGTTCTTTTTCTGTAGTGTGTAGTAGTTGAATATTGTATGCTTTTCCTAAATCATTATGAAATACATCTATGCTTTGACTATCCCAATATCTAGTATTGTCATTAGGTTTACCATTAGACCTATGTGCAGTATCTAAATTAGAACCACCACTAAAATTGTTCCTAGAATATATACGACCTAAATTAGACGTAAAATCCTCAGCATTTTGCTTAACATTTATTTGTCCTTCTCTAACATCAGAAGATTGTATAGTCATTTCTCGTCCTGGTCCAATAGCAGAACGTAACAACATATTATCTATTTGTACATCATACCCAAGTCTTTTTGGGTTGGATACTGTGTTAGTTGATGCAATTCTAGGCATTATACTGTTGGATATACAATACTATTGATAGATACAGGTTCAGGAAATCTAGCTCTTAAATCCTTTCGTGCTTGCTCGATTAATGCTCTTTGATATGACAACAAAGAATTTCTAACATTAGAAGCGCTTCCAACAGGAAAATTTGAAACTGACATTTGGTCTGTAATGTAATCAGTTGTTGCTGCGGGTATATCTCTACCTGCAATAACTTGTGCAGCTACTCCTGCCATGATAATTGGTTCATATTCATTTTCTAATCCTATGTTTGCTAGTGTATTATCTTCTGCTGTAGGTTCTATAAACTTCTTTTTAAAAGTTACATACATATCTTGTCCTGCAGCTATACCATAGTTATGTAAAGCATGCACTACTGAAGGACCTGTAGTGTATGTAACTGTTTGTGATGCACCATTAGAATCTGTGTAAGTAAAAGGATTAGGTAAGTCTACAAGTTCAACTGATACTCCTCTAAATTGTGTACCAGTTTGGTCAGAACCAGTAGAAAAATCTGTATATTGTGATATAGCTTTAAGTGGTGCAACTAAGTAATTGTCAGTTGTTCCATTTAGTATTTGATATCCTGTAGAAGCAGTGAGTGATTTTGTTTCAGTAGCAAATAGAGTAGGGTATAAATTTTTAATTTGGTCACATACCGCATCAAATACATTTTTTCTTGGAAAAGGTGGAGAAATTTTTATTATATCACCAGTTGAGTGTGTAGCAGCAGTTGTTCCTCTTGCTCCTCTAGTAACAGATACTGTGTTTGTAACAGCATTTAAGTCTGTTGCTATGAGTAATTCTTGACCTATTTCTATAATAGTACCTGCGTCTAAAGCATCCTCTTCTTCTACAGATAATAAATCTCCATCAAATGTAAGAGTAGCTGCAGTAGCACTAATACCTGAAGCAAGCGTTGTATAGCTCACCAAATCATCCATAGGTTCAAGGTACTCTCTAAAAGTCCTATCTACTAGGTCACCAATATCTGCACTCATTGGTCCTCCTAAGCTGTTCTAAATATTAATTTAATATCTCTATCTGCTGCTTCAGCACTACCTGAAGTTACTCTAATAAAACCACTTGAAGCAAATGCCCAACCACTTGGGTCTACTCTAACTACATCTCCTGCAGATACTGTATAACTTACATCTGTTCCGTCTGTTTCTTTTACATCATAAAAGTTTGTTCCATCTACAGAAAAGTCAAAAGTAATTGCTGTACCAGTCATCGCTGCAGGAAATACAATTCCTGTCAACAACATACCATCTGTATTTACACTGCTTGATTGTGTTGTATTTGCAGATATATCTATTGTTACTTCTTTAACGTTAAATTTGTACATATCTTCCTCACTATAGCACAAGAAAAGGGTGGAGGTGGAGTTCCACCCTAATCTTGTAATTATTAATTACTACGGAGTAGCAATTTCATCTATATGCAAATGATATTGTGGAGGACCGAAGTCGATTCCCATTTCCATGTAGATTGCTTTTGCAACTCTAGCATTGTCATCTTGGTCAATATCTCTCACGAATACTGTTCCTTTACCAGGAATGTTTGTGAAGATAGGGCTTACATAAGCCATGTCAACAATGAAAGCATCGTTGCTACCTAAGATATTTGAATCAAGAACCATCATTCCGATAGAACCGAATGGTGTGATAACGGTATCGATATCTACACCACCAACGTTTCTTTCACGTGGAAGGATAGCAGCAGTTGTACCACCTGATTGTGGTGATAATAGTTGCTTGTTAAGTTCTAATAAGTTAGCTGAGTTAACCAAAAGAACAGGATTTTTAACTGGTGCATTTGCATCATAAAGAGTCTTTAATGATTTTGCGACTGCATCCCAGTCAAGTTTTTTAGCAGTACCACCTGTAGCTTCTGTGCTTGTATTGAAGTACTTGTTTCCTCCATTTAATGCACAGTGAGCTGACAATCCTCTAAATGTTCTATTGTCTCCAATAGGGTTAGAAGCGTGTGTACCATCAGCAAAAACACCGTTGATAGCGAAGTATTCTACTTCTCTAGCTACTTTTTCAAGAGCTAGTTCAAGCTGTTCTGCTAACTCGTCTGTTACTGGGTTACCTCCAAATAGAGCTAACTTGTCTGCAGCAGTTACTGTTCCATCGCCATCGGATGTGCTGTAACCTGCTGCTCCTAAATCAAACGCATTTTGTTGATTATAGGCTGCCATAGCTGTGTATGACATTTTTACACCTTTGTGAAATATCTGTGTTACCTGAGTATATGCTCCTCTGTTACGACCAAGGTATTCAGTTGGCGCTCCGCCTTCTGTGCCTTCTGTTGGTGCGGAAGAGATAGTAGCATTATCGGCTGTTTGGAATTGGAAGAAAGTTGATTGTATAACTTTTCCGCCACCATTCAAGCCACCCATAGCAGATAGGAAAGGTGTTCTTTGTCCTCCGACTCTAAATAACTCTCCTTGAAAATTATTTATATCGGAAGCGTAAATTGGGTCAGGGGTTGTAATTGGTCCCATGATTTATCTCCTATATGTTAATTGTTACTTTTTTTGGTTTTCCATCATAGCTAATTTAGCTGCGATAGATTGCTTTACGTCTCCTGAGCTAACAACTTCATTAAATGCATCCATAACATCAACTGGTTCTGAGGACACGCCAATTTTATTTAATTGCTCTACACGTGACTGAGCTTGGATAACATTTTCTGATACATCTACTTGTGGTTCTTGTGGTGCAGGTGCGCCTTCCACAACGTCTCCAAATTCTTCAGTTACGAAACTTTTGATTTCATCAACGTTTGGTTTACCTTCATAGGTTTTTAGCACAGCTTTACCAACACCCTTACTAGGGTCAAGACCCATTGAAGATAGAGCAACGTTCATCAGTTCCTGTTGAAGTGCTTTACGTTCTGCTTTCTCTTGCTTGTAAGCATTACGTAAGTTATCAATAGGTGCTGACTCTACATCTTCTACCTCTACATTATTAGTATCGTTTGCTGTTGTGTCTTGTGACATATTTCTCCTCTATTCTCTAGCGTTATTAAAAGCAATATAAAACATCCAATCGCTAGGTAAATGGAAATTGCTTATGATTACACAAGGCTTTATGAAACACCACTTGGACACCTTGGAGGTCCAAGAGAATTGCGACCCTATTTGTAGGGGAACTCGCCACCCTATGTAATTTAGTATAGCAGAATTATCCTTCTGTCAAGCCAGTTACTGCACCTTGTTGAGTTCTTCTTGCTCCTAATACAGCAGAACTTTCTGTAGCTTGTTGTGCCAATATGTTTCTAAATCTTTGACTTTCTTGAGGACTTCCAAATGCTTCTGCCTGTAAATATTCTGATATACCTAATTGTTCTCTTCCTTGAGCTGCCGCTAATGTTTGTACTCTACCTAATAAAGTTTCTGCTTGACTAAATAACTGAGCAGCTTTAGTTCCTGTTACTCCTAATTGATACAATCTTTCTGATTCCTGTAGTGTAATATCAAATGCTTTAGCTGATGCTTCTGCTCCTATTTGTGCTACAGCTATATTTTTATTTATAATTCCTTCCCCTACGCTTGGGTCAAGTGCTGAAGCAAGCAAGGCAGAATCAGTCATTTCAATATCGAAATTCTGTGCATAATATGCTCTAACTTCTTCTGCCAATGGATTATCAATAAACGCTTGTCTTGCAGAGTTTATTCTTGCTGTCAATTCTTGAGAACCAACATCTCCTGCAACTAGAGCAGGATATACTTCAGCATCTCTAAACACATCAGGGTTAAGACCTGCTTCTATAAAAGCTCTATCATAAGCATCTGTTAATGCTGTGTATTGTGCTTCTGTATAACGAACGCCTGCCTGTTGTCCTGTGCTTGGGTCAATCCTGTAGTTACCAGGAAAGTATGTCTCATATTCGTCAGAATCTCTGACTGCCTGTAAAGCTAATTGGTCATTACCTGTTTCTGCCCATGTATCCACATAAGTTTGTAGTAAGTTTCCTTTGTTTCTCATAAAAGGAACTAACTGTCCTGCTTGTTCTACTGTAGGTACAAACAGTTCATCTTCCATTTCAGGAGTTTCTGTTGCAATATCAGATAGTATTTCTTCTGTTTTATTTAATAAATTAGTGTATAAATTAAAATATTCAGGAACATCTTCTGAAGGAGTTACACTTGTATTACTTTGACCATAACTTCTTGAATCAAATAAACTTTTTGAAATAGCAACACCGCCACCTGCTAAAGCTGAATCTAAATCTTCTTCACTTTTAGCTTCTAAGTATTCTCCATCTTTAAATATATATACAACTTGTTCATCACCAACATCGTACCTTAAACTTCTACTAATACTGTTTTCTAAAAGTTTTTCATTACTTATCATTTTGCTTTAAGTCTCCTTATAGGACCTGGTTTAAAACTTCTACCTACTGATAATTGTACATCTGATACAGTTTTTTCATCTCCTTTTTGTAAACCGTACATACGTAACATCTTTTGCATTTCTCTTTGATTCTCTGCTTCCATTAAGTCATTAAAGAATGCTTGGTCCTCACCATACTCGTCTAGTCCACTTGTTATAGAGTTTGCTAGTTTTCTTGGTGTTGCAGAAGCTAATGCATAGTTTTGTCCTTTTTTATTTGGATGTTCTGCATCCCACAATTCTTGTAATTGACCTTCTAATATTCTTGCACCATTTGGGTCTACAAGTGATTGAGCTATAGTATTAAACTCATCTTCTCCTAAATCATTTAAGAATCCTTGACCCATAACTTTTGTTATTATTTGTCTTGCTTGTTGGTCAAACTGACTTGTACCTGTTTTAACATCTCCTACTAGTCCTTTTAACTCAGGGTCAACTAAAGATGCAAATTCAGGTGCTGCTAAAAATCTAATCTGTTCTGCTAAATATGCAGGGTCATAATCTCCTGTTAAAGATTTGTTATATAAAAAGTTAACAACTTCTTGACTCAATCCTTCAGGAGCATAAGTTCTAAGTAATGATGCAACACTCAAAGCAGACTCTTGTTGTAGTTTTCTTAGAGCAGCATTTGTTGCAGGGTCATCACCAAATGTAACAGCAGACCAATAATCTAATTGTCTTTGAGTAAATTGATTTATGTAATTTGATTCTGCTTTATATTCATCTACTGATATTTGTACATTAGGTTCAAATAGCTGTTCAATAAACATTGAAAGCAATACATACTTACCTGCATTTTTACCTGATGTTTCTTTTTCTAAAAGCCAAGGTCTTGATTCTGCAGCTCTAAGTATTCGATTGTAAAACTGATTAATTACATCTGTTTTATCTTCTATCTCTTCATATCCACCTGAATCAAAAGATACAGACAAAACTTTATTTAATGCTTCTTGTGATACTGATTGTGCTTTATATTCATACTCAGGAATTACTCCAGTTCCTGTGTACATAATGTAATGAGGTTCATCATCTATTCCTAGTCTTTCTAAAGGTAATTCATAAAGAACATAAAACTGTTCACCAACACGATAGATTAAATCAGGCTCAGGTCCATCAAATTCTCCTGGTGAAAATTGTGCAGGAGCTTGCGTTGCAGTGGATGTACCTATATCAGATACTGATACTCCATCACCTGTAACATCTGAATCAAATTCTATGTGTCCTGGTTCGTGTGGCATTATCTCACCTCTCTTGCTGAATTAGGATTTTTTGTTGCATATACATCTTTTTGTTTTTGTAAGTATGAATATATGTGTGCTGTAATAACATCTTTAACTTCTTTTTCTTCTTGACCTTCTTCTACTGATACAGGTTGCTCTGTAAACTTACCTGAAGATAATAAATCTTCCACTATTTGTGTATCTACATACATAGGATTTCCGTCTGTTTTATATAATCTAGTTATGCTTTCAGGTTGTTTGTTTATTGTTTCTCCTGTTGGAAGTTCTTTACCACCTTTAGTAACATTTCCTCCTGTTTCTTCAGGGTCATCAAACTCTTTAACAAAAGCTGCTTCCTTGTTAATTCTATTTACATACCAATCAGGAACATCTTCGTCTCTATTTTCTTTATAAGAATCTAATTGACTTTTAATAACTAAATCCATATTACCTTCTGCAATAATCTCCATAGTTTCTCGCAAAGCCCAAGGTCTATTGAAATATACTAAAGTCATAAAATCTTTTTTTTCTTTATTTACAGATAGGTCTCTATTAGCAAGCATTCTTTCTACATAATTTTCTGCTTCTGATAAATCATCTTGTAATATTTTTAGCGCTTGCTCTCTTGTTATCTCTGTATTTTTATCAAACTCAAATGTACCTGTTGCATTAGTATGACCAAAACCTATAGTTAATACATTATTTTCATCTCTATATGCTTTTGATTCAAAACCCTCTAAGTCCTCAATGTGTTCAATTAATTCTTCAGTTAACTTCATTATGCTCCTAATGCTCCTGAACCTGTAGAATTAAGTGCTGTTGTAAATGCTCTTGACCTAGACCTCATCTCTGCTTCTCTGTCATTTTCATCTAGCTCTGCAGCATAAGCTCCTATTGATGTAATTTTATCTTCAAATCTTTGTCCTGCTAATGCAGTTATAAGTCCTTGTATTTCTTGTGCAGAACCTGCGTCTCCTGGAGCAGCAGTAAATTGTTCAGGTGCTTCTACAGAATAAACACCTTCAGGTAATCCTGCTTGTAATCTAATTTGCTCTGTTTTTAATGCAGTTGTCTGAGCTTCTTTCCTTGCTTGCTCTCTAGCTTTCAACATATCTTGAACTTCTTGTGATGCTTCTTGTAATGCTTGATTATAATAAGAACCTATCATAGCTCTCTCGCCTTGTCTTATTTTTCTACCTAATATTTGTTCTGCCGCAGTTTCTCCATAGATAGCTGCAAACTCAGGAAAGAGTTGAACAGATTCTTCTATTGCTAAATCTGCTTGACCACTAGGTTCATCTTTTTTAACTTCTGATATAAAGAAGTTTCTAATATCTTGTGCTATTCCTGGACCTGCTCCACTAAGTGCTAACTGTACAGACGCAGAAGATGCAAGTGTTGGATTAGTCCTACCTTGTAGGTTTTGTACTTCCATAGCTTTACTTATAGCTGCAATAGTTCTTGAATCTAAAACTCCTGCATCAAAACTTCCTGGATACAAATACTCTGCTTCTACTAATGCTAATTGCACATTAATTAATTCTTCTGCAGACATACCGTTAAATAATCCATATTGCATACCTTCTACATATAAAGGTAATTTATCAGGTTGTGTTGGTGTGATTGTTCCACCTAGACCAATATATGGTAAATCTGATGGCAACATTGTCTGTACAAAGTTTAATTGTTCATCTGAAAAATCACCTTCTGCTAATTTTTCGTCAATATATTGAGATTGTTTTTCTTGTACAGATAAAGGTTTAAAAGTTCTTCTACCTTCTGTTGCCTGTATTCTTTCGTCTCTAGTTTCACTCTCTACAAAATCTGCAATTAATGGGTCAGGAGCAACTACATCTTCTATAATTATATCTTCTTCTTCTGCTTTAATTTCTGCAGCAGTCTTAAAGTCATCTCTAAAATCTTTAGCTAATCCAAAAAATGGATTATTATTATTTCTAATTTGCTCTAATGCAATAGCTTTTGCTTGTCTTTCTTCAGGTGTAGATGGCTCAAAGCTATTAAAAAAATCTATTAAAGCTGTCTGCTCATCTCCTATAGGTCTAGCTGCCATATTAGGAGCGCCTACTCTACTCATAGAAGCTGCGTTTGTTGTTTTTATATATTCAAGATATAGCTCACCTAATATAGTACCGATGCTTTTTTCTTCTGCCATTAAAATCCTAACTCAATGTTTTGCGTTGTAGCAATATCTTCATCTAATTGTCTTGATAATATATTAACCCATAAATGGTAAAAATCAGGATGTTCTCTTAATAAAACATCTTCTACATATCTACGTAGATACTCTCTTTGAGCGAACATATCACCTGAACCTATTGTAACATTAGGTCTAATATTTCTCTTACCCCAGTCTAATACTTTTTCGTATGCGTCTAAGTATTTAAACAATCCCTGACCTGCATCTGAACTTGCAAGTGTAGGATTTAATTTCCATGTTTGTAGTTCACGTACTTGTGATTCTGTATCTATAGTTCCTGCTAGACCAAGACTTTCTCTAAATCCTGGTAGTGTCTCAATCAAATATATCTCTATTTCTTTTAGTATTTGTCTCCTTACATAATCTGATACACCAAAGTAGTTAGCATCATTAAGTAACATTCTTCTATTACCTTCGTATATAAACCTACCTTTTGCATTCATTATCTCTGCTGCAACTTGGTCTGTAGTTAAAGAAACTCTATCACCTTCAGAAAATGCTTTCCAATATGAAGCGATATCAAACTCATCTAATGGATTATCAGGATTGTGATAGTATGCTGTGTTAGGTGCAAATTCATATACATCTTTGTTTTCTGCCATATATGCTGAACCCTCTGCTGTGTATGGTG